TACTGTTAGTTGTGGTACGCCTGACCACATTCCTTCTTTGTCATAACCATAATGAGCAGCTATATAACAAACACCATCCAGTCTATGTGATGAAGTCCAGTTAGGCATAGATGCAACAAGCATTGGGTCTGCTGTTTGCGATGCAGCTCCATGATGCAAATTAAAAACATATCTATACTTTAGTGTTGGGTCTGTGCCAAATTGACCAGCACCAGCATCTATACCCAGTCCATTTTGGGAGACTGTATTTAATGATCCTGACCCAGAAGATATCTTATCTGAGCCAATATAACCACCATCTTTAAATCTTGCAGAATCAGTTAATAAATTACCATCTAGTTCAATTGTTCTGCCCAAAATCTCATCACATTCACCAACTGAAAGGGCGTAAACAACATATAAATCTCTTGAATCATTATCACTAACATCCATGTATATGACTTGAGCACCAACCCTTCTTGTGCCATAGATAACTGGCAACTTACCACCAGCAGATGTTTTGTTTGCCATGATGACCTGACCTTTAGCCATCATATCTCTAGCTTGTCTATAGCCCTTAACACCAACTGCTAAAGTTGCAAGAGTTACAGTCCAAGAAACAACAGCAGCAACTGTCGCTGCTGTACTAGCTCCAACTCCTATAAATGTTAAAAATGCGGTTACCCAGCTCATTATTTACCCCACCTAACATCTTCTTTTGTTTGTGTTGCAAACTCCATGCCCCTATCACCAGAACTAAAAGATTGTTGTGATTCGTCAGAAAAATGTCTACCTTTGGTTAAATTCCAATTTGCCCAATGTGAAGCAACAACCATATTTATTGTTGAAGTATCTATAGTTTCATTGATGCCAATATTTCTTATTTGACCTGTAAAAAAGTTTATTGCACCAACAATGGTTTCGTCTGAATTAAAATAAGCCAAATAAACATCTACTGTTTTATCTGTAAATTCTCCATTTTCTACCAAACTTCTAATTTGATTTGTAACATTTGACAATCTAATGCCAATTTCATTAACCTGTAGTTGACCTGTTTCGGTTGTTGCATCAACCTGTAAAAAAGAGCCACCAGCTTCATAAGAGTTAGAATCATAAGTTACGTTTGTATACCAATCAGTTAATCTAATAACTGTGGATAAATTAAGTTCAACTAAAAAAGCTGTCTTAGTTGCTGTGGATGATACTTGTGTTTGTAAAGCAGCAGATAGACTTCTAGGCATTAGGTAATAACCTCTCTAACATCAAATGAAATGCTGTAAAAACCACTAGCATCTGTTGAATACATGATTTCACCATCGTTTTCAAGATAAACAGTAAAGCTAGGTTTATTTACAGTAACAGCTTCATTATCTGCAAGAGATGCTACTAAATTTGGAGATATGGTTACTGTTGCTGCTCCACCTGATGCATTAGCATCTTCAGATACCATGTACACCTTAGAATGATTGGCAAACTTAATATAATCTCCAGCCTTTAATGCTCCTGTGGTTTGTGAAAAACCATCCATTGCTATTGTGTTATCGCCAGAGGTATGAGCTCCATTAACAACTATATCTGTTTCTAATTTGCTTGCACCTAAGTTGTCTAAAGGTGCTTGAATAGTAAAGTCCTCAAAAGAACCTTTCTGCTTTTGTAAAAATGCAAATATTTCCTGTGCTTTTTCTTGTTGTAAAGGTGGCATCCCCACTGTAAAAGAAAAATACTGAGCTCCTATTTGTCTTACTTGTTTTTTACCAGATAATGTCTGGTTCAAAAGCGTTGGTCTGTTATCTTTAAAATTTAAAGTTCTAAAGTTGGGGTCTGTTGGAAATTGACCAGACATTTATACAACCCCCATTTTGCCTTGATTATTCATGGCATTGTTTATGATTGATGTTATCAACCCTTTTCTTGATGCTAGTAACTGATCAAAGCCAGCAGCATCTACTGTTGATATGTTGAAGTTGACTGTGGGTGATGCACCCATTGATTGACCTTTTGTATGATCTACAACTGTTTCATTTGGATGTAGCATTGCTGGGAATCCACCCTTGCCATCCAATCCACCAGCTCTAATTCCTTTGCCAGTAAATCCACCCCCATCACCATTAAAATCAAAAAGAGTGTCTCCATCTGTCAACCTGTTATATTCAAGAGAGTCCATTCCTGTAGTGATTGCACCTTTAATCAATCCAACCATTTTTTGAATTATAAATACTTGTATCAACTCGTTTATAACTGCTCTAGCAACTGATGTTGCTAAATCTTGAAAATCTAAAAACTGTTGACTGGCAAAATCAAAGAAATTTGTAAAAGCTGATGTCAGTTTACCTTCCATAGTATCTGCAAATTGCTCTACTACAGTTTTTGTTACCTTCATCTGCTCGCCTAAAGCATCAAAATCTAACATATTGTTTGCAGTAAATCTTGATAATTTTTCTTGCTTCCCAGTTAATTCTTCAATTTTAAATGCAAGTTCATCATGTGCTTTTTGTGTTTCAATTAAAGTGTTATTAACTCTTTCATATCTCTCATCACCTATGCCAAATTTTTTCTCTGCTTCGCCTAAAACTGGAATTAAACGATCTAGGGTCTCTGTTAAATCAGCATATTCAAACTTTAATTGCTGTAATGTTTTTTCTCTAGTGTGAATTCCGATTGCTTCTGCTAAATCTAAGAAAGCATTTGCTGTGCCTATAACAACTGCTTGCAAAGGCAATAAAGTTGCTCTTTTTAGCATATTCATAGTGTCATTAAATCTTTCTGCATCTCTAATAGACCTTTCTGGAATAATGCCAGTTGCAGATGCTGCTAATTCTTTCATAGCTTCAGCACCCTCAGAGCCCATAACAGCAAGTTTTACACCTGCTCTACCCATGAGATCAGCTAAGATAGCGTTCTTTTCAAACTGACTACCAACATTATCAAGGGCTTCAAATAATTCGACAAACACTTCTTCTGCACTTTTAACAGAGCCATCGGCTTTTTTAACCTGTACGCCAAGTTTTTCTAATGTTCTTCCTGCTTCGGTTGTTCTAATCTGAGCTTGACCAACCATCTTGGTAAAGTTCTGCATACCTTTGTTGAATTCTTCTGTAGCCAATCCAGATTGTTGTGCAGCAAACTGGTAGCGTTGCAAAAATTCAGTATTAACTCCAATAGAGTCAGATACTTTGCCAATATTATCAGCAAGAGCTAAAGTTTCATTTGCAAATGTTACAAGCTGCCTAACAGCAAAAGCACCAGCAAAAGCACCAGCCAGCTTCTTCATAGCTGATTGGGTTGAGTTAATGTTTTTATTTACAGAATTAAAGCCCTTCTTAGTATTGTCTTTAGCTGAAACTCTTAATTTATAATCAGTTGCCATTTTTTATTTGCCTATTCTTTTCCTCTAAATATGCTATCCATCCTGTAAACTCGGATAAGGTCATTTTCTCTTCTAAATCTTGCAAGGTACAACCCAGCATTTCAGCAAGATAGTATCTAGCAAATAAGTCCTTATCCTCTGCTACTTTTTTGCTTGTTGCTCTACGCTTGGGCTAGACATTATTTCAGTTGCAACCCTTGCAAGAACATCTTTATCCACGTTATTCATTAACGCGTGTTTATCTGATAGATCAAAAACTTTTTCACCATCAGAATCTAAGGCTTTGTATATTAAACAATAAGCCATTAACGCCACATCATCATCTTTTGCAAATTTTTGCAATTTAGACATTTCTGCTAATGTTAATGGCTTTGCATATACTTTAAGAACCTTCTCTCCTTCACTCCACTCAGGTATTTCAATTTCTTTGATTTCCAAAGAATCAAAATGAGCTTTAGCCTTATCTATTACGCTCATTGTTATACAGTGCTTTCTGTTAGAGCACCATTGCCTTGAACTGAAATACTTGCTTCAACTAAACCATCAAATGATGCAGTTCTTGAAACACCAGTTACAATAGCTGAACCACTGTAATAAGTATCGCCAGAAGCATCGCCTTCAGGATAAACATTCAAAGTTACCTCTGATCCAATGCTTAAAGCACCTTGACCTGATGTATCAGTTTCATCCCAAAACACATCTAAACTTCCTGAGAAGTTTGTTAATGATGGTTTGTAACTGCGAGCAGATGCTCCCATCGAAGTATCTTCTAAAGTATCAGCAGATTCTTCGATTGAGTAAGACCTTATTTCAGCTACAGCATTTGAGCCAACCTTTACAGTTCCCTCACTTCCTTTATGTGTTGCCATTTTCTACCTCGTCTTTCGACTTTTCTTTAGAAGAAGATTTAGGTTTATCTTTCGATGGGGCTGCTTCTTCTTTCCAACCCTTATTCAATAATGACTCAACCTTAGAAGGGTGAGCATCTATAGAAACTTTTCCGTCTGGACTAATCATTTTCATAATTATCTCCTTTAAACTGCTACATCAGGAGCGTTTTCTTTGACATAGTAGTTTGTTAAAAATGTAAGAGAGACATAGCCCAATGGCTTTTCTCCCTCGCTGTTAAACTCTATCTCTGTGGATTCTAAATAAGTGTCTTTAGCTAATCCATCAAGAGTTCTATCAGCAGCTATTGCTGCTTCAACTTCTTTGCTTATTGTATCAATAGTATCATCAAAGTTGCTAGTAGCTTTAGCATAACCTTCTACTACAACTGAGAGCTCTCTGCTCATAAGTCTTTGTGTTCCTATAACTATAGGCTCAGATGTTTCTGATTTTGTGTAAATAATTAAAGCTGGCAGAGAAGCATTTTCTAATGGATAAACTCTGGATTCAAAAACATTAGAACCAGTAGTTGTTAATCCAGTTAGAGTTGTGCCAAATTTTTCTCTGATTTGTTGCCTAATATGATTTGCCATTATATTTCCTCAAGCATCAAAGCAGAGAATCCAGTTCTATCTGCTTGTATATTAACAACTGTATAATTTTGTGCTGCTTTCAATGTATTACCATCAACGTCTTTGATAGCTGCAACAGCTAATGTATTTCCAAATGATATATTTGGAACATCTATTGTTCTGCAATAAGCTATGGGCTTTAGTGCTTCCACGCCTATACCTTCTTCTTGTTCAACATATTCATTATTTAAAATAATTTTAATAGTAGAATCTGAACCATTGTTTGTATAAACAGCAGATACGCCATGACCATATTCTATATCTAAATATGCAATCATATCTTCTTCTGTTTCCATTTGGTATTGAGACATTATTGCTCCTCTAATACCAATGAAACTAAGCCTGTATTATCAGGCTCAACTGTTTTTACTAAAAATGTTGTTTCTGATTTTAATACACTACCCCTATTAGTTGTAATAGCATTTACAACCAATTTATCTTCATGCGATATATAAGGAGCATCAGTTGCTTTAATAATTGCTCTGGGTTGATAACCAGCAACAGGAACTGTGCCACCCTCTATGTTGAAATATTCTTGATCTATGATGATATTGATGTTGGTTGTATTTCCAGAATCAATATCAAACCAAGTATCTATGAGACCATTTCTTTGATCCCATAATGATTGTTGCACCTCGAAGAATGTAGCAGTAACTCCATGACCTGTGTTGATGTCTACATAGGAGTTAAAATCTGCTGCACTCTCGATGGGCATGATTTATTTTTTAGCTCTTTTCTTTGGAGCTTTAACCTCTGATGTTTCTAAACCAACACTTCTATCAGCTTGTTTAGCTTTTGGTTTTTCAACATGAATTTCTGCCTTGCCATAGCCACATAATGAATGACCTGTTTGTTGATCTAGTTCTACTATATCTCCAGCATGAACCTTTGATCCGTTGGCAACTGTGTCTTGTAAAATTTTATATTTTTTCATAATTAAGGTGGTGGGGTTGCCCCCACCATTCCATTTAAGCATCAGCTAATTAGTCAGATGACTTACAGAAACTAACAGCATGACGAACTGCTACGTCTACAGTTTGTAGAGCAATAATTCTTACGCCACCTGCTTTTGAAAGTGCATAAGGATCGACAGTTATATCCAATCCACCAAACATTCCAATTAACAAGTCAGCAAAGTTTCCAAAGTAGAAATCACCTGAAGTTACTTGATTACTTCTAACAACATTGTAGCCATTCATTCTTCCATCAGGCTCAACAACGAACTGACCAGAACCTGTGTCCTTGCTAGTTGTTTTCAATGTTCCATAGTCTGCTGGCTTACAAATGTAAGACAATGAACCAGACAATGCATTATCAGCAGCAACAGCACTTTCCATGCCTACGATCTCAGCAAATGTTGGATTTGCAGCAGCGAAAGTTGTTGTGTTGATACCAGAAGTATTAGCAATACCAGTAGGTTGACCACTTGTACCAGAACCAGCTAAAGCACCTAAATCAATTGCAAGAGCAATAGATTGTGTTAGGTCATCTCTGATTAAGTTTTCAATATCTAATGAAGATTGTTGAAGCATTAATCTTGAAGCATCAGTGTGAGCACCGATAACTTTAGGAGACATGGTTACTGATCCTGAAGTGAATTCAGACTCAGCAGAGTCTCCGCCTTCAGTAGCGATCCAGCCAGCAGAAGCAGCAGCAGTTTTCTTAGGAATAACCACGTTGCCTTGTAATCCACGAAGCATAGTTGCACCAGCTTGCATTACAGAAGAAGAGTTTCTTAGAACATCTATGAAATCTCCGCCTTTGTAATCTTCAGCGATAAGAGTAGAGTCATCACCAGTGTTGATGTCTCTAGTCCAGTTACGAAGAACATCAGCAGGAAGCATAATTCCTTGTGCTACTTTGCCATGTTCTCTAGCAGCTTGCTCTGAACATTCGAATTCGAATTCAGCAGCTCGCTGTGCATTTCTGTCAGAAGGATTAGCAAGAGCGTTAATAGCTTTTACTAAACTAAATCTTCTAACTTCTTTTGGTGTCATTCCAATTTCAGAAGGAGTTTCAAGTGGAGTGTTATTAGAAATGTTTTCCAATAATATTCCTCTGAACTCTTCAACAGATACACCTTCTTGAATAGCCTTGTCAGCTAGGTCTCTTTTATTGTGCTTTACAGCAAGATCAATGATCTCTTTTGAATTTCTTTTGAATTCAGCTTTTGCTTCGTCAGCACTTTGAGCTCTAACTTCATCAAGGTTAATCTCATTTTTAACTTCTTCAGTCATTTTTGTTACCTCTATTTGAGTTTTAGTTTGTTTATCTTTAGAACGTCCAACGCCTACAAGTCTCGATTGGTCAGCAGGGATGCTAACGCTAGAAATTTCTAGCGGAGACCAATTTGCTTTGTAATAATCCTCGCCATCACGTTGTATACGCTCCAGTTTATCTATTCTGTAGCCTACAGAGATATTCATGCGAATACCATCTTTGACATCTTCAAACACTTCACGAGCTAAAGTAGATTTACCAAATCTAACTACTGCAATTGTCCTTTTTGCAGTCTCATCCAGTTTGAATTCTTCAATTACACCTATTTGCTTGGTCATATCGTGATCAAGGAGCAGTGGTGCTCGCCCAGACGAAATAAACTCCATGTTTATATCACCTTCAGAATGTCCTAGCACTTCCATGCCAAAACTTCTTTCAACAGGTTCTTCAGAAGAAACACCAACTCTGACTCTACGATTTTCTTCATCAATATGAGAAGCTCTGGAAAGATCAACAG